ACATGGCGTGGACGATGTTGTGATGTCGGGCTGGCTTTGGAATAGTGAAAATAACCCCATTGTAGAGGACAGCAGCCGCTACAATTTTAGTATCTAAGCCCACTTAAGCTTCTTTCCGGTGATCACCCCGGCCACAAAACAAGCCAGCATTCCAACAGGAACCATAACCCTGAGAACTGTGTAGAAATGGCTAATGGCCCAAACAGAGCCCATAGCAACCAAAACTACCAAAAGAATAAGGCTTAACAGATACTTCATTTTAGCTCCTTTTACCAACGAATTTTGATCTTAGCTGTGCCTCGGAAATTACCATATACCACAGCACCCTCAACCCCAATAGTGATTGTTTGGAAAAACCTACGATCTCGGCTATCCATAGAATTGGAAATGAAGTAGTGGCCCAAGGCAGTGACCAGACAGGCTGCATTGATGGTTGACTGTTTGGGGTCTCACCCCAACATCATATTGCGCTCACCTACCGAATGTTCAACCCCATTGGCATCTGTGTAGGTAGATAGGTGGTCTGTCTCCAATCAGTAAAGACCAGAGCTTGGAAAGCGGCCTCCATTGCAATATCCGTCTTGGACCAAGGGTCTCCTGCACTTAAGGGGAGGCACAACATCAGGAGTAGGGCTATCCGCTTAAGCATTTTCTTCTTCCTCCGCTAGTTGAACTAGCATATCTTCAACATCGGTCTCCTCTAACTTGGAGTCCTGAATGTGATAGACCAGAGTCACCACGAAAGGACGGTAGTCTTTGTGCCTCATGAACTCCACGGCTCTAGCGTAATCATCGCCACGAAACTGGTGTCCGTTCTTTGCTCTGTATTCTTCCCAGGCTTTCATCACCTGAGCAAGAGCGTATTGATACCTATGACCCCAAGCGGAAGCTGAGGTGATAAGAGTGTGAGTCACGAAGTATTTCTCCTTAGAAGGTTTCGGCGTCTTGTGCTTCGTAGTAATCTACGGCAGCTACAAAGGGAATAACAGGAAAGAGCAGGTAAGTCTTAGGGGAGCTAAAAACCCACCTAGCGACATTTTTGAGACATAGTTTATAGGTAAGGGGTTGCACCATTGTAATAGCTCCATCACATCGGGGGTCAATCACTCGTAATTTTTTGAAGGGGTCAGCCACGAACACAACGAAGATACTCCCATCGTCAGGGTAAGCTGCTAACCACTCACTTACCCATTTGTGATCCTTGTCGAAAGCCTCGGCCTTTGACAGCATTTTAACTAGTGCCCCAAGGGGGAACACAATGTCATTATACTTGATCTCTTTGGAAATCTTACCAATTATCATTTATCCCTCGTCAACCCAGGTAACTAGGTGTATATCGGCCTTTTCGCCGTAAAGCTGTTTCAGGCTATCGTAGAGGGCCTTACCTTGTATATCAAGATCCTCATAGGAACAGCGCCAGTAATTCTCATTCTTCATCCAGGTTCCCCCGGTAGACCCTAGGGTAACGGCAGCAAGAACTGGGACTGACTGATACTGGCCTTTGGCCTTCTCAGTGAAGAAACGGGGGTAGAGAAGATTGGTGGCATCAGCGACTTTAGCTCTCTCGGCATCCCAATTGCCCTCAGCCTCATCAGAGTAAGGGACTTTGGTGTCCAGTAGGGTGTCAGTCCCAGCCAATAGCTCCTGGTAATCCAGGGCAGTATTGGAACCGCCAAAGCAAATTAGGAAGCTGTCATCCCACCAATTCTCCACTTCAGATCGTTTTTCAATGGCAACTAGCTGCACATACATTCCGCCAAGTCCAGTGTTTGTATATTCTTGACCAGTAACAGGAAAGGTTATGCAGCCGGAAACGGCATCAGGGTTCATTCTTCGGGTATTAACTTGAGCATCCATCTGGATTCTCCTTTATAATATTCAATACTGTAAGGAGCTTTACCTCTTTACATTTTGTGCTAGCTGATTCCATTTGGGTTGTTCCCCATGATATCTAGCACAGTATCTAGGGCTACAGGGGCATACTGCCACACATCTACCCCGACATTGATCTGCTTACCCTTGACCTTCCAGGAACCGTGAACATGTCCGTGAATCAACCACTTACCCTCGTTTACAGGCTGAAGAGCTTCGTAACGGCCCTCATAGGCATGGTCCTTGAACTCAGGGTCCAAGTAGGGAAAGTGACACAGGAGGACATCCTGACCCGGAAGAAGCTCAAGGGTGAGACTCTCACGGATAACCGGGAAGTATTCGGAGTATCGGTCCAACCACTTCTGTCGAGCCTCGGGCTTCTTGTGGTGATAGGCCACAGACGGACGATCATGGTTACCCAGGATCAGCAGCTTGGAGCCATTCAGACGCTTGAGCAAGGGGAGGGAGTCCTCAAGCTTACCCATGCACATATCCCCCAAGTAATAGACCATATCGGAGGGGGCCACAACCTTATTGTGGTTTTCAATTAGAGCTTCATTCATTTCTTCAGTTGAAGTCCACGGACGGTTACACAGTTCGATGGCGCGAACATGTCCAAGATGTGGATCGCTGGTAAGCCAAGTAGTCAAAGTAAAATCTCCTTCAGTGATATTATACTGGAGGATTATCGGTTTACTTACTTTTCTTTAGCAGTTCTTCTGCTATTTCAGAGAAGCACACATTATTAAGGAGCTTCCCTTTACTGCTTTTCAGCCCACATTTTTCTTTATCAGGTAGTATATATACCACAATACACTCTTCACCATTATATTTAATGGGGTCTCCGATGTTAAATTGCAATAGCGGAGATTCTTTATCCCCCACCCAATGGTAATTTGTGATACCTTTTTCTTCCAATTCTTTAAAGAATAGGGGTTTAAGCACTTTCTTAACAGCTTTAATCTCTCGGGGGTGGAGATCGTCTGCAAAATCTAGGCAGCACTCCCAGCGATCTTTGACCTTATCGGCCCTACAGGTCACATGGATAGTGGAGCCCTCTTCGCGGAACTCGCTTAAGTCTAGGGTGTAATTGCTAGTTATCATACACAAGTGGTTTCAAAAGCCATTTTAGTTCGATATAATAACGAAAGGGGACTCAACCCCCACAGCAAACATGGTAGCGGATTCTAGTGCCAGCGTCAGTCTTCGCCTAGGTTGCATCTTTTTTGATAGCACCCAGGAAGCGTTTAATGCCCCAAAAGCAACAGCGGAACCTGCACCAATCGCATAGAAGTTGGTCACAGGTTCCCCTAAGTTGAGATCGCTATCCAAAACGAATAGGCGACCATTATACCCAATAATAGCAGAAGAGTCAGGAAGAGTCTCCTCGTTATCTTCTACCTTAGTCAAACCACCCTCTTTACAGGTATGGCGCAAAGCATCCAGCCAATCGGTTACCAAATACTCGTAGTCTTCTTGGTCATCCTTCTTACCAGGAGGAACAAATTTATATCTAAGAAGCTGACCAAATCTGAACGATCCAGCGTAGCCGATAACCATATTCCCCAACTCAAAAACTTTAGGGTCTTTTCTGGCTACCTTCTCGGAACCGTCTGAAGCGCAGCTATCGCCACCTATCCAGACCTTTCCTTTAGATACTGTTCCTACAATGCAAGTCATGAGGCGATCTCCGGGTACCATTTTCTTCGCATGATGGGCAACTCCAACAGTTCTATTTTTTGCCTTAAGCCCGTAAAAAATTTATGATTACTCATTTGTAGCCTACTGAAGGTCTTGCCTGTATTCTTTCTAGTGTACAAAACAGCGGTAGATTCTGTTGTTAGTCCACTTCTATTCAGTAAAAGAAGAAAGTTGGTCAGCATAGGGAGCCAGGAGGGGTCTAATTCTAAACTAATAAGGCTGGACCCGTCTTTTCTATGACAAATGGCACCATCCCCATCAATGAAACCTATAAGTAAGCATAGTAACTGGGGGTCAGATAAAGAAGATAAATTTGGTGGTGTTTTTGTTTTTTTACTGGAAATATTAAAGTGGGTAGTCAGCCTGTCAACTACAGATTTGTGGGTGGCTCTAACGCAAACTGTAGGAAAATGTCCTCCGAACACTTCTCTGGTTCTAGAGTAGACACTTGTTAAGGGATAGCCAATGAATTTGCAGAATTTCTCAATATGATGTTGATCTTTTTGAGAAAGTTCCAAAACAACGGCTCCTCTAGAAAAATGGCCGTCAGCTAGTAGGAACCCTAACCAGTAGGAAGACTCGTTGCTCCCGTCTAAAAGGGGGGTAAGGTCACAATTGTAATTTTTTCTGGATAGTGGAAGACCTCGATAGTGGCCCCTCCTCTTCAGGGCTTCCCAGGATCTATTTGGAAATCGTTCCATGATTTCCGCTATCGAGGAAGAAGTGTACATTCTCTCGAAGTCAGCCTTATCTTGTTCCGACCATCTGGGCTTCCTCATCGTGAACTCCTACTATTAAATCAGAAAGTCTACTTATTTCTAATATAGTATTTCCCGGCCACACAGACGGCTTCATCTGTAAATACGATGTGTTCGGGTTGACATTGTTGCGTTTTAGTGTCAATGTGCCAAATAAGGAAAGACTGATGGCTCTTGTTCAGACGCTCCTGGTATTCAAAATCAATCTTAGCCATTGCCCCCATTGTCACCCAATGTAGTGGACCTCTAACTAGATTGGCTGAGGATTCCATTTTGGTGCGGTGAGTATGCCCAGAACAGCCAGACATACCAAAGGTGCCGACTCCGTGGTGGTCGATAACTAGGCAATCGTAAAGCACCAAAAAATTATTCTTAATCTCGTACCTGGATTCAGCGGAAGTAAAAGCCGCGAGGTCAAATCTCGATACTAAATTAATTCTATATTCTGGTAGCCCAAAGAGATCTGATAGGGTTAGGCCCAGCACATCGGAGAGCAGGACTCTCAAATTGGGGGTTTTATTAGCCAAATATTTCAAAATTCGAAAATCGTGGTTCCCAATTGACATATAAATAGTGCAGCCATCTCCTACGGCCTCCCTCAGGGGTTTAAATATCCTTTGTTTAACAAAATCAAAAGACTCCTTGATACTAAAGTTACGGGGGTCCTGATCATACTTAGAGAACTCTGCTTGGTCAAATATGTCCCCGGCAAGGACTACAACATCAGGCTTTACTCTAGCACAGGTGTCTAGGAATACCGACCAACAGAATGGATCTAAATTTCTATCGTGCAAATCCGAGCAAACCATGACCTTTTTGAATCTTTCACCGTTATCCGGGGCTTCGTACTTGCCCACCCAAGGATCAACTTGTTCTTTCTGGAATTGTCTGTAGATATCGAGATGGGCGTGTTTAGCAATATCACGCTCTATAGTATGCTGGAAGCGGTTTAACTCAAGGCCAGCCTGCC